GTTAGACAGCGTGCATTTCTCCCACACGACCGTGAACCCGCTGTCGATGAACTCCGTGTTCGCCGCGCCGGAGGTTGCCCCGATGATGAGCTTGCCCCGCATGAACGGGATACCCGACACCGGCCGGAGAAACCCGAATCGGTTGGTGGTCTCGTACGTCACGAAGTCGGCGAACGTACATTCGGCTGAGCCGGCGTCGCCGTTCGTGACCTGGTACCCCTGGCCTACGACGATGGCGTCCATGTAGCAGTTGTCCGCGGACCCTGAGATGGTGGACGTAATCTTCCACCTCGCCCCGAACCCGTCTACGCCGGTCAGCTGCTCTGGGTTGCCGGTAAGCGTCCAGCTCGCCGAGCCAGCGGTTACGGCGTTGAAGTCCTTCGACGGGTGGACGATGTAAGGGAACCATCCGCCGATGAATCCCTCCTGTGGCCCTAGATACCAGGTGCCGAACGAGTCGGTCGCCAAGTCATCGGCGACGATGATGCCGAACCCGCCGTTAGCCAGGGTGTCCCAACCTTCGTAGGCGTAGAGCCAGACGACGATGTGCTCGTCGGCATCCGTAGTGTTGAAGTTCCAAGGCTCCCCGGTGAGGTCTGCCGCAGTGATGTCGTATGCCGTACGAGTTGTGTTCGACACTTTGTCGCCGATGGCGTCCGAGCCCTCGATGAACGTGATGCCGGAGAGGGCCATCGACCCTGCGTTCACCACCCAGGTGCCGAGCGTGTCGTTGGTCTTGACCTTGCCGTTCCCGGCAGGCGAGTAGAAAGAGACAACTGGTGCCGCCATGTTCTACTCCCTAGGCGTCACTTGTGCGGATGGCCGTTACCGTCAGCCCACCAGACCCGAAAGTACCCGTGGTCTCGAACGTCTTGATGGGGGTAGCCCCGCCGTCGCGGACACGGATGAACATGTCTCGGTCGGAACTGTACTTGATGGTCACCTCCTCGAAGGTGTCGTCACAGGCCAGGTCAAGGTAGCCGAGGAACACGTTCCTAGGCTGCGTGGCCTGGTTCGCGCCCGTGAAGTCGGTCGAGCCGATGGTGAACGTCGAGCCGCTCCACGAGGTGTACGGGACCAGCCGATAGATGCCTGTGTCCAGCTGGATGCGGAGGCTCCCCGTCAGGGGCGTGTCCGCCGGGATGGTCGTAGTAATAACCACCGCAGTCTCGGTCGCGCCTGACAGCGTAGTGTTCAGCGTGAACTGGTTGTAGTCGGGGGCTACGGCCCCTCCGTCGTAGTTGGTCACCAACACTCGGTCGCCCGCCACAAGGCCCTGCACTCGCAGCACCTGGTTGTTGGGCGGAGACACTGTGAGGTTCGTTAGCGTGGTGAACACGTCAGCCGCGATGCCGTCAGCGGCGTCGATGCCGATGCCGAACGCGCCGATGATGGCGGTACCTGTGAACGTGCCCAAGAACTCAGGACGGACCGTTCGTGACGTGGATGCGCTGGAAACATCAGCGGCCTTGGCCGAAGCACCACCGCGAATCCAGATGGGGTCGTTATCCCCCGGCGCGGTGCCGCTGACGAGCTGCACCCACAGAGTGCCGTCGGTGCCGTTGTCAAGGTCTGCAAGGACCACAGCCGCTCCGCCCGTCGAGGCGGAGGTGGTCGGGATGTCGGCACCGTTCTGCACGAACGCTCCGGTCACGCCGGTAGTTCGGATGCTGAAGGTGTCGTTGTCGTTCCACGCAGGAGTCGCTGACTCCCGCTGGATGACTACCGTGCCCGTTGCCCCCGCACCTGAGGACACGAACACGACCTTGCCGAACCCACCAGCGGTGGTGTTCTCGACGTAGTGCCCGACGGCCGGAACCGTGCCGGTACCGCCGTCGTACGCCAGGCTCGTGCCCCAAACGATAGTGTTGTTCGTGGCGAAGTTGGTCACCTGTCCGTCGTAGGTGAACTGGTGAGTGATGCCTCGGAACTCGTCCCCGGGGAGACCGTGAAGGGTCTCGGCGGTGCCGGTACGGGCGAGCCACTTGGTCCGCTCGTACAGCTGCTTCTTCGTCCGGGACGCCTGGTCCCACTCGCTGTAGTACGGCTCGTTGGCGGAGCCGTCACCCGCGATGTCCAAGAGCTGGTAGCCCTCGGTGTTCACGATGTCGTTCCAGGTGGCGATGGTGCCCGCCGCCGTGTCGTTGTTCAGGTCTGTGGCGGTGAAGATAGCCGCGACGTTGTTGCCGGTCGTCATCGTGACGCTGAACTCCGCGTACGTGTCGCCCAGCTCTCGGGCCATGACGACGATGCGCTGCCCGTCGATGTCCGCGCCGTTAGACTGCACCTTCACCAGGAATCGAGCGATGATGGCCGCATCAGCGTTCGGGTTACCGCTGTTCTGAAGCGTGGGCGCGAAGGTGTCCTCATCCTGCAAGATGCGAAGCTCGGAGGCCACCGCCCCCGAACCCACGACTACGAGGCCCGCGTAGATGTCCTCCTCGTTCGTCGTCGGGTTGGTCTGCCTGATAGAGCCGTCATACAGGTATTGCGCCGCCGTGTCGTCGATGTTGAACGGCGCGAGCAGCGTGATGATGTTATCCGTCGCGCGCTCGGATGGCGTGGTGTATGTGATGTCGATGAAGTCGTCCCCAGCGGCGGTCGCGTCATCGGCCTCGTCCTGAAGCCAGCGGTGCAGCTCCAGCACCGTGTACGTGGCCGTGCCAGAGACATGACGGATGTCTCCGTCGGACTGAATTTCGAAGTCGTCAGCGATTGCCATGTCTCAGCTCCTATGAATACGTGTACGTGGTCCTGGCGGACCATTGAAGGGTGTGACTCGTACGCCCCTCGGCGTACAGTTTCACGAGGTCGTTCGCAACACTCTCATCGAGCCGGTAGATGAGCCACGCGAAGTCGGTGTCGTCCGACCCTGCCTGCGCCTCACCGACGTAGGTCACGCCGCCGCCGACATCATCCAGCTTCACAATCTGCGGGTCTTTCGCCATCGTTAGTTGCCTCTCACCGAGTACCGACTACCCCATGTCACCGACACACCTTGTGTCGGGTTCATGGCCTCGTTGAGCACCTTGAATAGCGCGAAGGCTACGATGTCTCGGTCTACGCCAGGCGGAACGTAGAGCTTCCCGCCGGTGAACGTGGCAAGAAGCTCTCCGTCGGTCCCGCGCAGCCACATCTCCATCTCAGTCTCCTCTGCACAGCGAGCCAGGGCCGCCGGCCGACCCTGGCTCAGTGTGCTCCATGTTTAGGCGATGGTCAGAGCGTAGCGGTTGGACAGCGGCCCAACAGCTCCGTCCTGCGTGATGAACCGGACGTAGACGGCGTAGGTGCCGGCGGCCAAAGCAGCCGGCCCCGCGCTTGCTCCGTACGCCTCTGACTGCGTGGTGCTGAGCGGCCAGTCGTTCTTCCCCACCAGCGCCTCGTCCTCGTCAGTGTCGGTTCCCCGGGCGTAGACCAGGATTTCCAGCGTACCGCTGGGGTACTTGGTCACCGTGTCCGCGTGGACGTCAACGTCGATGGCGGCTGAGCCGTCGACAACCTCCACCACGTCGACCGCGAACCCGGTCTCGTCTCCCTGCAGCGTGGGCGTGCCGATGGTCTTGTCGGCCGTGAAGCCAGACCACATCGTGCCGCGTCCGTCGCTGCCCAGCGCCCGACCGCCTTCTCCAACACCGGTAGACCGGCGGTCGGTGAACGCGGCCGCGGCGCCCGCCGCGGTCTTGCCCTCGCCCGTTGCGGCCGCAGCGCGCTGCCCAGTGCGCTGCGCCGGGTAACCAACGACCGACCCGCCGGCGATGCCGTTCCCGCGGTACACGGTACGGCCGGTCGGTCGGGTCGTCGAGTTGACCGCGCCGGCGGCTGCGCCGTCCACGAAGTCAGTGGTTCGATTCGGCGTGCTGCGCTCGCCCTTGAACACGGCGCCGTGCGCGCCGAGGAGTCCCCTCTTCGGCGTTTCAGACGCCCTGTCTCTGACGTCTCCGTCGTCGTGCAGTTTACTGTCGACGTTACCCATCTTACACCTCCACGTAAACGTCCACCGTGACGGTGCCGGAGCCCAGTCCAGACGGAGTAACGGTAAGAGGACTCCTCGCCACGACGGGCGCGCTCACGTCGCTGTCCGCCGCGGCCGCTTCGCCGGCTGTGTCGAACACGCGAGCCTCCGCGGGGACGATGTAGAATGACGTCCTGGTGGTGTAGTCGCCCGACGCGATGATTGCCACCGTGTCTCCGTTCTCGTCGGTGATGGTAAGGCTCACGGAGGTGTCTGCCGACGCCGTAACATCGACACGACGAACGAGCCCGTAGCTCGCCCCGAGGCCAACGTCGGTTGCGGCCGAAACTGCTCCGGTGGTGCGCTTCTTGACAGTCATGTCTTCCTCCTGTTGGTTGCCCCTTACGGGGTCTGTTCGGGGTTCGCCAAACCCACTTCCGCGAGGTATGCGGTTTCCACGCTTCCGCGTGGGGCGCCCAGCTGACGAAGCACCGTAGCTCGGCCTTGGCCGTACTTCTCTGCCAGGATGACGATGTCGCGGTCCGCAGAGCTAGCACCTTCTGCTAGCTGCAGGGTAGTGGCAACGTTAGCGCTGTCCAGCTTCTGCTGCCACTCACTCACTCGCTCCACAAGCGACTTCTCCGGCTTGCGAGCGATGCGGCGAATAGCGGCGTCTCGCGCCAGCTCAGCGCTTGCACGCCGCCGAGCGTCCCGCTCCGCCCACCGGCTAGAGTACGCCTGCGTGGGATTGATGTCTCCTGTCATCGACTTCACGGAGCCTCCTAGTTGCGAGGGGGTGGGGACCGAAGCCCCCACCCACCAGGCTTTCTTACACGGTAGACGACCAGAACGCGCCGTGCGCGCGCCGGCTGTCGGTGATGAGGTTACCCATCGACAGCACGAGTGCGGTCTTGGCGTCCTGGTTGTACGGCCGCACGAACTCAGTGGGGGTGAGCCACGAGTCGCTGTGCTGGACGAACTCGATGCGGTCGCTGTTCAGCATGAACCATGCACCCCCGCCGCTGACGGTGTCCTCGCCGTCGTGCCATGCACCAGAGGTGGGCACGTCGGGGTCGAACACAACCTCAGCGGTCTTGTGCGCGATGGTCTCGAAGCCGAGGTCAGCGGCCTTGAGGTTCTGGAACCGGATGTTCGGAACCGCCAGAGCCTCGTAGGCCTCGTAGTTCGCCTGCGTGGTCAGCTCCAGGTCGACCTTCGAGCGGTCGATGCGGATGCTGTTGTACAGGTTGTTCAGCGCGTCAACGCCGTCGAACGAGGTCAGGTCCAGCCCGGTACCGATGTTGGACTTCCACCACGAGTACGTCGAGGCGTTGATTCCGCCCAGGTGCGTGTCCGTGGTGTCAGCGCCGGTCGGTGCGCCAGCACCCGAGTCCGAAGACCCGTACTGCTTGGCCGTCGCCCCACCAGCGATGATGCCCATCAGGCCGATGAAGTCCTTCCCGCCATTGCCGTTGCCCGAAGCGAACAGCATGGCGTTGAAGTCGTCCGCGATGGACAGCTTGAGCTGGTCCATCTTGGCCTGCAGCAGGTTGATAAGCTGGGCCGACCCGCTGTTCTTCTTGACCTCCTCACCAGAGATGGTCACGGAGCCAGCGTGCTGGCGCCACGGGTACTCCACCCAGCCCAGGCCTTCCTGCGGGGTCACGTCGATGAGGTCGTAACCCGAGTAAGACCCGACGGTGTCGTTGAACGCGAACAGCAGCGGCCGTCGAATGACCGTACCACCGTCAACGGTGATGCGTGCCTTCATGTTCAGCCAAGCAAGAAGCACGTTCTCGTTGGAAATCTGGTCTGACAGCGTGGGGCGCACCTTGTCAAGGGTGGTCGTCACCAGCACGTCAAACTGGTCTGCGTAGATGCTCACTGTTAGTTCTCCCGAGTAGGACTCAGCTCCTAGTCACGGGGGACCTTACGGCCGAAGAGGTTCTTGAAGGACAACCCGGTCTCCTGCTCCGCTTCCTTCATGGCGATGCGCGTGGCATCGCGCAGCGAGGTGGTCTTGGGGTCTATCACGGGGCGGTCACCGCCCGAAGAGCGAGGACGAACCCCACCCTGCGAGGCTTTGCGTGCCGCCTCTTGCTGGACCTTGCGGACCGTCGACTCAACTTCCTTTCGCGCCGGCGCGGCGAGCCTAAAGTACGTCTCGAAGGGAGACGTCAGGTTCTCGTCGATGGCGTACTTGAGGACCTTGATGCGGTCGAAGGGGAGCTTCCCGTAGGTCTTCTCCAACTCGTCAAGCTGGCTGTTCCACTGCGACTCCGCCGCGCGGGCGGTCTCGGTCGTGGTCAGCTGCTCTACGCGCTCTTCAAGTTCAACGACGGTGCGCGCGAGCGGGAGTAGCTTCGGAGCGAGCTGCTGCGTTTCCCAGTCCTCGGGGTCAAACCCCATGGCCTGGAGCAGCATCTCGTCGGTGATTTCCTCCGGTTCCTCAACAGCCACGGTCTCCGCGGGCTCAGGCTCTGCAGCCATCTTTGCCTGGAGCTTGTGGATGTACGAGTCCTGCTGTTGGAGCGCAGACAGGATGGCTGCCTTCTGCTCCTCCGGGATGCCCGTCAGGTCGACACCGAAGTACTCGTTGGGAAGTTCGCCCTGTGCCTCTTCGGTCCCGGGGCTCTCTTCGTCGGTCGCGGGTTCGTCCTTACCTGGGTCATTGCCGTCCGACGCCGCAGGTGCGTCGTTGTCCCAGTCGTTCCACGAATCGGCTTCAACCTCCTCGTCGGTAAGGAACTGGGACTCTTCTACTGCTTCTGCGAGTGCGGCTCGCAGTTCGGCCTGGTCGGCCATGTGTCGCCCTCCTACTGTAGCCTTTGCCCCCGGCGCGGCGCGCTGTAGCTAGGCCCTCGGTTGGTGGTGCTACCCCGGGGTAATCTTCAACCCCTGAGGACTGTTGGCGAACGGCTGGGGTGCGACGGCCAGCTGTGCGCCGAGCTGTTCGGCCTCCTGTTCCTTGCGGACTTCCTCGTCGCCCTTCACGAGCGCGCGGACGTCCTCGTCGCGGAGACCCATCTCCCGCGCGACCCACCGGAGAAGCTCTGCGCGGTCGGTCTCGGGGAGAGGAAGTGCCAGGTTCATGTACTGGTAGGCGCGCTGAACGCGCTGGTCGCGGGTCAGCGACTCTTTCGGCGTAAGCGCAATCTCCAGGTCGGCGTCGAGCGCGATGTCTTCCTTCGTCCACTCCCAGACGAACTCCTCGCCGAGGTCGTCGGTGTAGCGAAGGATGCGCTCGCGGTCATAGAAGGTCTGCATCAACTGCAGCATGGTGCGGGCGATGTCGATAAGCCACTCACTCAACGCGCTGCGCCGCTCGGCCTGGCGCTCTTCGCCTTTGCCGGTGACGATTTGAGTCTCCGTGGCGGTGGTGCGCTTGGAGGGGAATACGCCGCGCATAGGCTCGTTGACCCCGGTGGCTTCCTTCATCTCGGCCTCAACCTGCTGCGGGATGTTGTACGCTTCTTGCGGGAGTGAGGGAAGCTGCACCTGGCCAATCTGGTCCTTGCTGTAGCCTTCCTCCAGGCCTACGTACTCGCCCCAAGCGGCGGATTTCAGCGCCTTCTTGCCGCTCTGTGTCAGCGCACGCTCGGGGCCGAACACCTTCGGGATGGTTCTCGCCACGAATGTCGCAGCGTTCGAGCGGTACTCGTCCATCTCCAGGAGCGCCGGCCAGATGACCCGCATGTCACCCAGGCCCTCGAACTTGCCCGGGTCGTCTCGGACGATGAGCGGCTTGAAGGGGTTCCTGTCCTCCAGGTCCAGGTTGAACATCAGGGGGTTGACCCGCTGGTGCAGCACCAGTTCGGTGTTACCGTGCGGGTATACCGTGACTAGGCCGGTTTCTAGGTCCCACATCTCGACCACGGTCACCCGCGAGTCGTCGACAGCTTCGTCTTCGCCGAAGTCCCGCAGCAGTTCCGCGTCAACCTCCAGGCCCGTTGACACCACGCAGTCGCCGGACAGGTCGTCCAGCATCTTCTGGCCCTTGCGCTCGCCATAGCGACCCTTCACGAAGTCGACCCACACCGGGTTGTTCTTCACTTCGGCCTCGGGAAGCTTCGTGTACTGGGCTACCCAGCGTACGTCTTCAATCTGCTTAGCGGTGGGGTCGTACCGGACCAGGTCCCACGGAACATAGTCGACGCAGACACGGTCACGGAGAACGATGGGCACCTCTTCGGTGACCGCCACGTCGTCGTCGGTGATGTCGTCAGGGTCCATGCCGTCGGCGACAAGCTGTGCCACCTCAGCGTCGATGGCGGCCTGAGGCCGCTCTCGGATATCAACGTCCTCGACGTAGTCATAGTAGACCTTCACCCATCCGACATCGACCACGAGCGCGTCCTTGATGGCGCGCTTCGCCCGGCGCCAGCCCTTCGTGTCGCGCCAGGACTGGTTCAGACCGCGCGTGGCGGCGATGGCCTGGAGGTAGGAGCCGTGCCCGATGTTCTGGATGATGAACTCGACGTCTA